CGATAGCTCTTTGAATACATCACGCAAGTCACTCTCTGTTGATTTGATTTGCTTGAGCAATGTTGTACCGGCCATAAGATCAACACGGGTTGATACTGCATTACTGTCTGCATTGTGTTGGGCGGCGACTGACTTAGATAACTTGTTGTTGGTGCGCAAGCTGTTCCATACGCTAATGTTTTGTACGACCATTGCCATGCAATCTTGTGGCCGTAGTATCTTTGGTGTTGTTGGTGTGTTCATGTTTTATCTCCTGCCGACTTACGCCGGCGTAAGTGTGATTTAGGTAAACGTGTTGACTCAAGACGAATTACCACTTGAGCTTCGCTCATTATAACACACCTATTAGGATATGTCAAGTGACCCCAAAGTCTGGTATTTAGGCGAATGTCCTATAATGTCCGTGAATGTTCTATTGTATAGGCGGGCAAGTTACTGATTATACTATAATGTTCTAATGTTCTAAAATATGGAAAATTGGAGGTGGATATTAATCTGCGTAAAAGGGCTGGAACAATAGAGCGTGTTCATAATAATTTAATAGTAATTTTCTAATTATAGAACATTATAAATATATATATATATAGGGGCTTTTTGCAATGTCCCGCACTAGATCATACTAGATCATACTAGATCCTACAGGATTTGTTTTGTTCTATAAAGTAGCAGAAATAGTAGAACATTAGGGAACGTTTTATAGAACATTAGACTTACGCCGGCGTAAGTGCCTTCCCACGCGCCGCGCTACATATCAACTGGTTTCAGGGAACGCCACGACAAGCCGCGCCGCGCAACTCTGGAACTGGTCTCAAAATTGAGACACAAAAAAAAGGCGACCACCCGAAGGTGACCGCCGAAAGTGTTACTTAGTTGAGATAAAAGTTTTCAAAGCATCTAGCATTTCCAATGCTTCGACCGGATCGAATGCCGGTGATTCCAGCTCTTGGATAGCCTTACGATACTGAGTATCAGCATCATTAAGCTTGATAGCCGGTGACTTATCCGACTTGGGTTCAGGCTTGGCTTGGGGCTTACCGTTCTCTTTATCCTCGGCCTTTTGCTTACGTTCATATGCACGCCCTAGGCTCTTAGCAATCGCGTCCATTCTTTGCCCGATATACTTATTTGCCTTATCGCGGATTTTAAAATCCTCTTTAGTGCAATCGTCTTGTACCTTACCAAGTATCAATTGCACCGGCTCAGGCAATCCAAGCTTGAGCATTTCCTTGCCCTGCTCATAAGGCGTCAATTGCTCAGGCTCGACACGGTCACTTGATCGAAAATTACTAGCCGGTATTTCATTTTCAACTAGCAATCCGATCATATCCTTAAACGCCGCATGATCCTTTTGCTTTGCGTCTAATTGCTTATAGCCGGTATCAGTGGCCTTGTTTACCGCCGTAACTAGCCGGCGTTGTTTAAAGGCTAGCACGTCAATATCAGCGCTCTCATCAGTGATAAGGAAACAAGCGGCCACATTAGCGTGCATGGCGTCTTCACGTAATTTTAAAGTCTTCATAATATTCTCCAATAGGAATAAGCCGTCTTATGGATCGAATGCCCTGCGACTTGGAATAACTATAACCCATGATAACGTGTTATCAAGAGAGTGGCATGACTTACGCCGGCGTAAGTGGTAGCGCAACACCAACGCGCCGCGCCGCTGAGGAACTGGTCTCAAAATTGAGGCCAAAAAAAAAGCGACCACCCGAAGGTGATCGCCCTAGATACTAATCCTCCTCAGTCTGACACTCTAGGATAAGAGTGAGCAGTTCTTCCGAATTTAGCAGAGTAGATATACGAACAGCTGTTGAGCCAGCCCATCGCACTCTAAACTCAGTGCTAATACCGCCACTATACTTACTATAGCGTGTATCCATAGACTCTACTTTAATCTTACCGTTTGGGTGGTCATAGATAGTGCCGACTTGGATATCGTGTGAAGTATTCATAATGTTTCTCCTATAGGCAAGCCGTCTTAAAGAGCTAATGTCCTGCGACTTGAGATAACTATACCCCATGATAACAAGTTATCAAGAGAGTGAGGTGATATGCCTACGCATTCATGCAGTGCAACACCGACACGCCGCGCCACTGAAGAACTGGTATCAAAGTGGGCGCTGTGGTAGCCGCCCGCAGGTTAATGTCCGTAATTACATCCGATAACCCATTTGTTACCAGATAGATCAATGTAATTGGATTCAAACTCACCGCAACAGCCTCGCTTTCTACGGTGAAAGAATTGACTTTTTAAGAATCCATCATTTAGCCGATATGCTCTGTAGTTGTCAGCACATTCTAAATCGTAACGGCCTACCTCATACTCGATGGCCTCTATTATCTCTGTAGGGATTTGCATTGTATAACCTCGCTGGTAGTTTTGGTTAAGGTTGCCCCCTTTCGGGGGCGGTTGGTTAAGGGAATACCATCATACGAGGTATCAGTTCTTTATTGTAAAACCCCCTGCGATTAGACTCGATTGTTACTTCGATGTTGTGATACCAAACATCTGGATCAAGTGGATGCTCCCACTCAAGCGATAGTTGTCCAGTCATTGCATCGTTCATACGTTGTATATCTAGTTCTTTAAAGTAAGCCATGTTGTTTCCTCCTTTGTTTGACTTGATATAACTATACCCCATGATAACACGTTATCAAGAGAGTGAGATGACTACCCCTCCCCTATGCCCCGCTATACTATTGCTACACCACACTACATATATATCCCAATTTTCACGAATAAATCCGATTTTTTTGAAATCTGTAATTGACAAAGTACCCCCCTATGTGATTTAAACCCTAGACAAAAAAATTTTTTGTGCTATATTTCGAAAAACTGGTTGATAACCTGCGAAAAAACATGGCCTTAGTACTAGAAACGGAACCTAGTGTTCCACTTTCAGACGAAAATCCGTTTATGGACTTAACACTCCAAGCGGGTGCGGCGGCTAACACCTCTCTATTCTTGGCAGACTACGGGTTAAACATAAAACCTAACAAAGAAGATGAGGATGTAGCGGCTAAGTTAGCCGTGGCTTACGCTGACGACCCTGAAAAGACATCCAAGAAAGCCACCCCCAAACGAATGGCGGCACTTACACCAGCATCACTCGTGCTAACAAACACCATACTTACTGAATTCGGCCAGTCTGTAGTGCAAAGCGCTACTCAGGTACGTCATTTAGTAACCAACAAACTACTATTAGAAACAGAAAACCCTGACGCACGCCACAGACTGCGGGCTTTAGAGCTATTAGGTAAGATTTCTGATGTAGGATTATTTGCGGAGAAGTCCGAAGTGACCATAACACACCAAACATCTGATGATTTACGTTCAAAACTGCGTGGTAAGTTAGAAAAGTTAGTGCGTCCTATAGAAGATATAGTAGATGCGGTGGTTGTGGAGAACGACGCGCTTGATATTGAGTATGAGTTTGGGCCAGAAGACGATGCTAGCTACGACGACGACTGACTTTACTGAAGAAGAAGTCCAGATCATGCTGGACAATCTCGATAGCTACTCAGATGATGAAGTGGCCGAGATAAGTCGCATTGTAGATGAGCTAGATTCACGTAAAGGTAACGAAGCGGCGTACGCTGATCTTATAGATTTTGCCCAAGCAATGATGCCTGAGTTCTTAGTAGGCAAACACCACCGTATATTGGCCAATGAACTCATGGCAATCGAGGCTGGAGAGCGCGATAGGGTCTGTGTAAACATACCCCCACGTCATGGTAAGTCTCAATTGGTGTCAATTTTCTATCCAGCATGGTTTTTAGGGCGAAATCCCGGAAAAAAAGTCATGATGGTATCCCACACCACCGATTTGGCGGTGGATTTCGGTCGAAAAGTGCGAAATCTCATCAGTATGGACGCGTATAAGGCTATCTTCCCTACAGTTAGCCTCGCGATAGACTCCAAATCAGCCGGACGGTGGAATACGAACGTCGGAGGTGAATATTACGCCTGTGGTGTGGGATCAGCGCTAGCGGGACGTGGTGCTGACTTGTTATTAATCGACGATCCACACTCAGAGCAGGACGTTATTAACGGAAACTTTACTGTTTTTGAGAAAGCGTACGAATGGTACACGTTTGGAGCGCGTACAAGGCTCATGCCGGGTGGTCGAGTGGCTATTATTCAGACAAGATGGCACATGGACGACCTAACAGGACGTGTTATACGCGATATGACGCAAAATGCACGCTCAGATCAGTTTGAAGTCATAGAATTTCCAGCCATACTGGACACAGTAGACAAAGAAACGAATAAAGAAGTGCAAAAACCACTTTGGCCTGAGTTTTTTGACTTAGAGGCGTTGTTACGTACCAAAGCGTCAATGCCGGTGTTTCAGTGGAACGCACAGTACCAACAACAACCCACCGCAGAAGAAGCATCTATCATAAAACGTGAGTGGTGGAGTATGTGGGGTGATGAACGCCCGCCCTCGTGTGAATACATTATCATGTCGTTAGACTCTGCGGCAGAAACTCATAACAGAGCTGACTATACGGCACTAACTACATGGGGCGTGTTCTTAAATGAGGAAAATGACGCGTACAACATTATATTACTAAACAGTATAAAACGTAGGATGGAGTTTCCAGAGTTAAAAACCATGTGTATGGAAGAGTACGACTCGTGGGATCCAGATGCGTTTATTGTAGAGAAAAAGAGTTCTGGGGTGGCTATATACCAAGAGATGCGTAGAATGGGGCTACCTGTATCGGAGTATACACCACATCGTGGGTCGGGCGATAAACTAGCCCGTTTGAACTCAATAGCCGATATTGTGTCGTCTGGGTTGTGTTGGATGCCTCCAACGCGTTGGGCGGAAGAAGTTATAGAAGAAATCGCAGGGTTTCCATTTATGAGTCACGATGATTTAGTTGACTCGACGGTAATGGCGCTAATGCGGTTTAGGCAAGGTGGGTTTATACAGTTACCCACAGATGAACAAGACGAAGTTTCATATTTTAAGTCGCGTAGGGGCGACAGATTCTACTAGGAGTAGACCATGGCCGTAGATAAAAGCATATTCCAAGCACCACAAGGTATGTCAGACGAAGATTTACCTGACGCTGAGATGTTAGAGATTGAGATTGTCGATCCAGAGGAAGTCACGTTAAGTGATGGTAGTGTAGAGATTACATTAGTGCCCGGTTCTGATGAGGACGATTCTAAATTTGAAGACAACTTAGCCGAGAAGTTAGACGAAGATGAGCTAGCTGGTATTTCATCCGGTATTATGGAGCTTGTTGAAGGCGACGTAGCTAGTCGCAAAGAGTGGGCCGACACGTACGTAGATGGTCTTGATGTTCTTGGCTTTAAGTATGAAGAACGTACCGAACCGTGGGAAGGCGCGTGTGGTGTGTATTCAACTGTGTTAGCCGAAGCCGCTATACGGTTTCAAGCAGAAGCTATGTCTGAGACATTTCCGCCACAAGGCCCAGTAAAAACTAAAATACTCGGTATGGAAACTGACGAGAAGCTAGAGTCGGCTGATCGTGTTAGAGACGACATGAACTTCGAGTTGACTGAGAACATGGTTGAGTACAGACCTGAGCACGAGCGCATGTTGTATTCGTTAGGGTTGTCAGGGTCTGCGTTTAAAAAAGTGTACTACGAACCAAACATGGACAGAGTGTGCGCTCACTACATACCAGCAGAAGAAGTTATCGTGCCATACGGTGCGTCAACTATCGAGACTGCCGAGCGTGTTACACACGTCATGCGTAAGACTAAGAACGAGATGAAGAAGCTACAAGCTATGGGCTTCTATCTCGATACTAAGTTAGGTGAGCCGAAATCGTTTCACACTGACATAGAAGAGCGTAAAGCAGAAGAAGGTGGTTACTCAGTTAATGATGACGACCGCTATACTATCTATGAAATACACGCCGACTTGTTTATAGAAGAACTAGACAAGGACAAAGATGAGATAGCTAAACCATACGTAGTAACTATCGAGCGTGGTACAGGTGAGATACTAGCTATACGTCGTAACTGGGACGAAGATGACGATCTATATATGAAACGTCAGCACTTCGTACACTACAACTATGTGCCCGGTTTTGGGTTTTATGGTTTAGGTCTTATACACATTATCGGTGGGTACGCCCGCGCAGGTACGTCACTTATACGACAACTTGTTGACGCGGGTACACTATCTAACCTGCCGGGTGGTCTGAAGGCTCGTGGTCTACGGATCAAGGGCGATGACACACCGATAGAACCGGGTGAGTGGAAAGATGTTGACGTACCATCAGGTGCGATCAAAGACAACATTATGCCTCTGCCCTACAAAGAGCCTAGCCAAACATTGCTAGCGTTACTAGAACGTATTACTACGGAGGGTCGTAGGTTAGGCGCTATTAGTGACATGGATATATCTGACATGTCAGCTAACGCACCAGTTGGTACAACACTCGCCATACTTGAGCGTACGCTAAAACCAATGGCGGCAGTACAAGCTCGTGTCCACTACTCTATGAAGCAAGAGTTTAAATTACTCAAAGCGTTGATGGCAGAAAACGCACCTGCTGAGTACGCGTATGAACCAGTACGTGGTGGAGTCATGGCTAAACAGTCTGACTACGAAAGCATTGATGTCATACCTGTAAGTGATCCTAACAATACAACCATGGCGCAACGTGTTGTGCAGTATCAGACTGTTCTACAGATGGCGGCACAAGCACCACAGATATATGACTTACCGCAACTGCACCGTCAAATGATTGACGTGCTTGGCGTAAAGAACGCTGAGAAGTTAGTACCAACGTCTGAAGAATCTACTCCGCTTGATCCTGTTAGTGAAAACATGTCTTTCTTAAATGGTAAACCTGTAAAAGCGTTTATTTATCAAGATCACAAAGCACACATAGCGGCGCACCAAGCGTTTATGGAAGATCCGTTTATAGCGGCGGCTATTGGGCAAAACCCACAGGGTAAACAGATTATGGCGGCTATCCAAGCGCACATTTCTGAACACACCGCGTTCTTATATAGAGAGCAGATAGAAGAAAGACTTGGTGTACCTCTACCAGCCCCAGAAGCTGAACTACCAGAAGATATTGAGGTTCAGTTAGCTCGTATGGTTGCTACAGCAGGACAGCAAGTCAAAGACGGGCATAAGAAAGAACAAGCGCAGAAACAAGCGCAACAGCAACAACAAGACCCTGTATTCCAGCTACAACAACAGGAAGTACAGGCCAAGGTACAAGAAGTACAACGTAAGGCTCAGAAAGATCAGTTAGATGCGCAAGCTAAACAAGCTGAAGCACAACGTAAGATGATGAAAGATAAAACTGACGCACAACTTGCACAACAAAAACTACAGTTGGAATCTCAACTAGCACAAATGAAAATGCAAATAGAACAAGCTGAGTTAGAGTTAGACGAACGTAAGTCGGGTGCAAGTATGGCCGCAGATCGTCGTAGAGACAGTACTAAACTAGACCTTGATTTACTAAATATGCAAAACACCAATAGACCAAAAGGTGACAAATAATGGCTAAAACCGTCTTTGACGTGCTTAAAGATAAAATCGTAGAGGATAAAACCGCTACGCAAGGATTTCTTAGTGGCGGTGGGGCTAACAGCTACGCCGAATACCGAGAACTAACAGGTAAAATCCGAGGATACGACGCCTGTCTAAACCATGTCGATGACCTCGCTAGAAACTATATGGAAGAAGACGATGACTGAACCAATCCTCGCTGTGCCTGAGCACATACGAAAGGAGCAAGAAGAAGCTACTTTTGAAGCGCAATTACCAAAACCTGTAGGCTATCGTGTGTTAGTAGCCCTGCCTGAAGTAGAAGAAGAGTACGAAGGTGGGATTATTAAGGCTGAAAGTGTACGTAAACGTGAATACATTATGTCCATTATGGGGCTTGTCATAGATATGGGTGACTTAGCCTATAAAGATGATAGCCGTTTTGGTAAAAACTCCGAGCCTTGGTGTAAGGTCGGCGATTACGTAATGTTTCGAATGAACACGGGCACTCGTTTTACCGTTAGTGGTAAAGAGTACCGTTTAATGAATGATGATTCCATTGAGGCCGTTATTGACGACCCTCGTGGCATCTATCACGTGTGAGGTGAGTCATGGGATTTGAAGAAGTAACATACAAGTTTCCGCATGAAAATGACGAAAACGAAATAGAAATAGAGGATACTGGGGCTGTGGAAATAGACCTTAGTGGTAAGAAAACGGCTGAAGAATACTCTAAAGAACAAGAGCCAGAGCCGGAAGTTGAGGCCGAAGATGATCTTGATATTGAGGTTGTTGATGACACACCCAAAGAAGACCAAGGGCGTCAGGCATCTGAAGCTCCTGAAGAAGTAACCGATGATGAGCTTGAAGGTTATTCTTCTAAAGTTAAAAAACGTATAAATAAGATACAAAAAGGCTATCATGATGAGCGTCGAGCCAAAGAAGCGGCGGCTCGTGAGCGTGAGGAAGCTGTACGTGTTGCTCAACAATTAGCCGACGAGAACAGGTCGTTACGTGGCAATATAAACAAAAGCCGAGAGGCACTGTATGAACAGGCTAAACGTAATTCTACGGTAGAGGTTGAGCGAGCTAAACAGGTATATAAGAACGCGTACGAAGAAGGCGATGCTGAAAAAGTAACCGAAGCACAAGAAAAGTTAACTGCGGCTAAGATAAAAGCAGATAAATTAACCGATCTTACTCCAGAGCCTTTACAAGAAGACGCTAATAGTGTAACAATACCCGACACTAGCTCACAGGAACAAGTTGACACTAAGGCACAAGATTGGGTATCTCGCAACCCTTGGTTTGAAACAGACCCCGAAATGCGTAGTCTAGCTTTAGGTGTTCATAACAAACTTGTAGACGAGGGTGTTGACCCCCAAAGTGACGAATATTACGAGAAAATTGATTCTCGCGTTAGACAAATCTTCCCCGATAATTTCGAGGATGCACCGAAAAAGAAACGAGCCAATGTAGTTGCACCCGCTACGCGGAGCACAGCCCCTAAAAAGGTCACATTAACGCAAACACAAGTACGGCTTGCCAATCGTTTGGGATTAACAAACGAACAATACGCTAGGCAACTAGTAGAAGAAATGAGGAAATCATAATGGCTGATAATAGAATTAAGCGCGAACAGGAAACCCGTGAGAAAACCGTGGCTACAAGACAATGGGAACAACCCGATGTCTTACCTATGCCTAACCCCGAACCGGGGTACGAGTTTAAATGGGTACGCCTTAGTACGTTAGGAACTACGGACGCCAGAAACATTTCTTCGAGCTTGCGTGAAGGTTGGGTTCCTGTGAAAGCAGTTGACCACCCTGAAATCATGTTGGTTACTGTCGAGAACGAAAAGTTCGCAGACAACGTAGTAATTGGCGGGTTAATGCTCTGTAAGATACCAACAGAAATGATGGATCAACGCAGAGAACACTTCGCAAATGTTACGAAAAACCAGATGGATGCGGTAGACAACAACCTAATGCGTGAAAATGATCCACGAATGCCTATCTTTAATGATAGGAAATCGAATGTTACCTTTGGAAAAGGGTAACTTAACTAAAATTTAGAGGTGATCTAAAATGGCTACTACAGCTTCCCCATACGGGTTAGTACCCGTAAAGAACGCTGACGGCTCACCATATACTGGTGCGCGGGACGCATTTCAAATTGCTTCAGGGCTAGCTAATAACATTGGCTTTGGTTCTGTAGTAAAACTACATGCTGGTAGGATTGAAATAGCTACTGGTACAGGCGCAGATGAAGGAGCAAATAACCTCGCTGTGAACACTGGCGGTGCAATTGGTGTATTTGTCGGTTGTGAGTACGTAAATAGCCAAGGACAGTTGATCTTCGATCAATTTTTTCCTACAGCTACAACTGTACCCACGGGCACTAAAATCATTGCTTACGTTGTAACAGACCCCGGTGTAACTTTCATGGCGCAATCAACAGGCGCTATTGATGATGATGTTATTGGTCAAAACGTAACGTTTTCTGCGGCACAAAACACAACAAGCTCGGTAAATACCGCTACTGGTAAATCTAATATGGCGATAGGTGCGGCGGCAACCGCCACTAAAGCGTTTAAGATTGTTGGTTTATCTGATCGTCCCGGATCAACCGCTAATGATTTAAAAACCGATTGTTTAATTAAGTTTAACCCCGCTTACCATCAGTTTGGTACTGGCGTAGTTGGCGAATCTTAGGAGATATAACTCATGGCTATTTCACGATCCCAGCTCCTTAAAGAGCTATTACCCGGCCTTAACGCCTTATTTGGTTTAGAATATGCCAAGTATGGTGAAGAGCATAAAGAAATCTTTGAAGATGAGACTTCTGATCGCTCGTTTGAGGAAGAAACTAAACTGTCAGGCTTCGGAGCCGCACCGACTAAATCAGAAGGTGGAGCTATCGAGTATGACACAGCGCAAGAAGCGTTTACTGCACGTTACACGCACGAAACTGTTGCTATGGGTTTCTCAATCACTGAAGAAGCGATTGAAGATAACTTGTATGACTCTTTATCGGGTCGATACACCAAAGCATTAGCTCGCGCTATGGCGTACACTAAGCAGGTTAAAGCCGCTAATATCTTGAACACTGCGTTTACCCAAACTTATGGTGATGGCGAGTCTCTTGTAGGCGATACCCACCCACTAGTAAATGGCGGTAAAAACTCAAACTTGCTTGGTAACGTTGATCTTAACGAAACCTCGCTTGAGAATGCGGTTATTCAAATTGGCAAATGGACTGACGAGCGTGGCTTGTTGATCTCTGCTCGACCCAAAAAACTCATTATCCCATCTGATTTGCAGTTCACTGCGACTCGTTTGTTGGAAACTGAGGGTCGTGTAGGTACAGCAGACAACGATCTCAACACTATTAAAACTAATGGTGTAGTTCCAGAAGGCTATACAATTAACCATTACTTGACTAACACAGGTAACTGGTTTCTCACCACTGACATTCCAAATGGCTTGAAGCACTTTACTCGTGCCAAGATGACCACTGGAATGGACGCGGATTTTGACACTGGCAACAGTCGTTATAAAGCCCGCGAGCGTTACTCTTTTGGTGTCTCTGACCCATTAGCTATCGCAGGTGCTGGTTCTTAATTGACCAGCTAAAGAAAGATAAGAAGGGAGCCTTGCGCTCCCTTTCTTTTTGGTATACGCTTGACCTGTCCCTGACTACCAATCACAATTCCGTGGGTAGACACTAGCCAAGACAGGAGAACAACATGGCGAATACAACTTTCCAAGGGCCAGTCCGATCCGAGGGCGGCTTCGAGCAAATCACAAAAGATGGCACTACTGGTGCTATCACAACTAACTTAGACGTTGATTCTAGCGGTAATATTTCTACCACTGGTTACGTTGCACAACAATCACAAATCCTACGCCAAACAACAGCTACGGGTTGGAATGATGCCGCATTAACGCTTACAGTAGCGAGTAAAAGCGCCATTCTTATATTTGACAAAGATCAAGCTACGTCAGTAACTCTACCTGCTATTACATCAGCTAATTTAGGTGTTAGTTTTACTTTTATAGAAACTGTAGCCTCTGATAACTTACGCTCTATTGTAACTGCTTATGACAATGATTATTTTGTTGGTGGTGTTCAGTTAGGCACTACAGCGGCAGAAAGTGGCGCTAAAGGTTTTATTCCCACTGGTGGTACTGACACAACGATTAAGTTCGATGATAACTTAGCAAATGGTGCAGGTTCTCTTGGATCTACTGTTACTTGTACAGCTATTCTTACAGGTAATACAGGCGCAGGTGGCGGTGCTAAATTAGTATGGTTAGTCTCAGGCTCTATGGGCACTGCTGACGATAACTCTACTGGCGCGGCTATATTTGCTTAATAACTCGGAGGTATAGCTCATGGCTGGCGTAACGCTAACCCAAGGCAAGACAATAGTCGAAAATACTGACCGTAAGTTAACTGTTCACTTTACTGGCGTTCACGCTAGTGGTGGGGACGACGCTACTGTAGTCAATATTATTGACCTAGATGATGCTTCCTCTTATAAACAAGACGGTTCGGCTTTAGCGGCCAATGGTTTTGCGCATAGTGACGGTTCACCACTGACTGACTTAATTATAATGTCCATAAGAAGTTCTACTTCCGCCGTCGGAGCCTCCGCGTTTAGCGGTTCTTTAGATTGGCATTCCGACACCCCACTACCTGTAACATTCATAGGCAGTAATTATGATAATAGCGGGCAAAGTACTTTGGATTTTACGTCAGTTAGCGGGTTAAAAAACCCTAAAGCTACTGGTTGGGACGGAAACTTAGAGATTAATATGCTTGGTATGGGAACCGCAGGGGACGCAATCATGCTGACTATAGAGTGTATTAAGAGGTTCTAATGCGTAGGTACTACAAAAAAGGCGGTAAAGTAAAAGAAAAAGGTACTATGAAAGGCCACACCATAGGCGGGGGGCAGAAACGCCCTACCAAATCTGGTGCTGGCATGACCGCCAAAGGTGTAGCTAAATACCGTAGAGACAACCCCGGAAGTAAACTAAAAACGGCAGTAACAGAGGATAAACCGACAGGGAAACGAGCATCGCGCAGGAAATCATACTGCGCACGCTCCGCAGGACAAATGAAGAAGTTCCCTAAAGCGGCGAAAGACCCAAATTCTAGGTTGCG